TTATTTGATGATTATTTCCGGCGTTCCGTTAGCAGTCAAATCATACCCTCCGTCACTTTGAAGTAGCGGCGGCAGGTATTCGTCGTTCAGCGGGATCTGCCTGGCGCTATCGAGCCAGGACATGGCATCGACGAGCATCTTGACAGAGTGAACCGTTACTTTCAAGCGTCTTGAAGTATGTGTGTATGAAGGGTCCGATCCGTAAACATACATATACGGAGTGCCTGTTTCTTTCGTGTCTACAACAACATATTGATTTTCACCTAATTTAGCAGCAGAAATATTAGGCCAATATTGAGTGCCGTCAGTCGATAACACGCCGCAGCTTATACCGCAAGAACCCATAACAGCGGGGGCAATATCCCATTCTTCCACGACATAATCGACCCGATATTTTCTCCCTGATTCCAATTCGCCCGATTCTAAAACACGCTGATAATATGGGCTATCCATATCAAATTCGAACGTTTTAGGAGTGAACCCCATATCCTTGATCTTGATATTCTTAAGGTTCTGCGGCAGGTACTCGGCGACGCAGCCGACAGACTCGATGGTTATAGTCGAAATTTTTACGACATCGCCAATCGGTACGTCGTATGAGTACATGAAACTATTGGGGACGGTATTTGAGGCATTCTTTATATGTACAACACCTTCAGCATTCAGTTTTTCGGACGATAGCGTTAAATCAGCATAATCATTAAAGCTATGCGCAAAAAACCGAATGCGACTACCTTGAAACGGCTCAACAAAAACGATGCGAATGCGGAAAATACTGGGCTTGTCGCCGGAAGATAAGTCTTGTTTCTGAATTGCCAAGGTCGTCGAATCTCCGTAAATCGATAGGATGCCATCCCCGCTATTTAGAGATGTCCCCGGATAATTTGCCACAGTCGACCATCCATCGGTATTTTTAGAAAAATCGCTTATATAATTCGCCACTTTATATTTATATGGGATAGGCAACACATACCCAGCGGGATCACCGTCGTTGTAGAGGGCCACTACTTCTTCCGCGGAAAGGGCGTAGTTGAAATGACGGCAGAAATGGACCGGGCTTTTAGTAATATGTAACGGATCTCCAATGCGGAATAACGCGCTCGGCGTGTATGCTGTTGGTTGCATAGCACCTACCTCGATGCCATTGATATAACACATCGCAGTTGCTCCATCATAGGATATGACGGCATGTATATCGTCACCTATTGTCACCCGACTCACTTGTAGCGACTTATCTCCGCAGTGGAACATTATCGCATCCATTGGCGTGACGGCGATAGCTAGCATCGAGGTTGAGAATTGTACCGGTCGTTGAGTGCCATCAGATTGGCGGAGATTAAAGAAGCACTCCATACTCCGCGGACCGTCGAACAATAGCCCGGCATCCGTCGATCCAAGATACCCTTTCGTGCAATTCACCCCCACCTGCTGCTCGCGCTCGCTGCGCAGCGCGGCGATCTTCAACAAACTTCGTCTGCGGTCCATGGCTACTCGATGATTGCGCGGAGTTCCTCGATATTGATCTCGTAGGCCTTGTTCGGCGCCGGGGTCTTGTAGCCGATGATGTCCACGAGGTCATCCGACCAGGTGAGCTCCGTGGCCGTAGCTCCCGATGTGAAGAAGATCGCCGAAGTCCGGGCCGACTTCTCCACGGTCCCGATCTTGAGCGAGGTCAGCTCCCCGCAGATGTATTTGTGGTTGCCTTCGACGTTGATCGTGACATCCGCACCTTCGACGTTGACAACGACAGGGGCGGCCGCTGCGGCGGCTTCGAGAGCTGCGGCCGCAGCGTCGAGGGCGGCTTTGACAGCCTCGGGGTTCTTCGAACCGTCGATCGAGAGCATCCACCAGTCTGTGTCCGTCACGGGATGGCCCGTGTTGTTGTTTTGCCGGGAGACATACACCGAGGGGGCCGCGTAGACCATGTTGAGAAAATCGTATGTCTTTTCCGGGGAATAGTCGCCCGCGGGGACGACACCCGTGGAGCCTAAAAGTTCGGTTACTTCTGTCATTGGTTTATTGTTTTAATGGTGTACAACTTTCCGTTTTCAAGTTTGAATTTCGCTTCTTCGTAACCGTTCTGATAGGTCACGTAGAGTTTGAGTGTCGCAGGATCAACCCAGAATACAGGCATGATAGCGCCGCCCTCGGCCCGGTATTCCGAGGTTACGTAGTCTTTGGTCGCCTCGTCCCAAAAAGCCCAGTATTTGAGACCCCCGACATCCACGATCTTCGGAGGGTGGTCGGCCAGAGATTTCGCACGCGCAGCCTGCTGGTCGGCGTTGGCGGACGCGGTGTCGGCTTTGCCAGCGGCGTCAATTGGTTTATTAACATATTCTTTTTCCGTAATCGAAGAACTTGGATTGTACTTTTTGAATAACTCGTAAGCAGTTAGCCCATTATCTCCTTTTTCGCCTTTTGGCCCAGGTAATCCCATGACGATATTAGAAGATTCCAAGTTCAGAGTTTCGGTTGTCAATCCTTTATCCTCTCCGCCTTCCATACATGTGGTGTCCACCAATTGAAAGGCCTGACAGTAATCTACGGCAGTTTGCCCTGCTTTGCCGTAGTTTTCCCACATTGTGAAGCTATAAGTGCCAGTGGTCGTTTGTTCTTTGCCTGGGATAATAAATATTGCAACATTACCTTCTGCCGTGAAATTAACGCGCACTTCGGCCCACGTGGGTAGGCGGGCAAAAAGAGTCAGATCGCGCCCTTCGAGAGCGATCTCCTGCCCGTTGGTTAAGATCGGCCAACGAACCTCAATGTCTTTACCTATACGAATTGATTGCATGCTATTCTTTCAGATTTTCTTCAAGACTGTCCATGAATATCGGCGTCAAGGTATTCGCAAAGTCCCGAAGTAATCGTACATCGGAGTCTTCCAACTCTATTTCTCCGTCGCTGCGGTATATGCGCATCGCAAGATCGTGAGCGACAATGCCGTTGGCATTCTTATAGAGCGTATCCGCTAAAGGCTTTCGGACATCCATAAGGGATGTTTTTTCACGAGTAATATCCGTGAAAATCTTAAATCGCTTAAAATCAATATTTTTCATATTCATATATTGAGTTAGTCATCAACCTGCGTTAAGATGACCGCCGTGCCATATTTTGTTCGCCCGATCCCAAACGAGCATAATAATAGGAGCTGAATTGAAACTCCATGTCGTCATGCGGTCATTACGATTATTGCTAATATAATGACCGCTGGCCCCTATATTTATATTAAATTTGCCACTACCGATCAGTTTAAAGAAGTATAGCTGTCCCGGCTGTGGGGATGATGGCAGAGTCAAGTTAATAGACCCTGAAGCCGTTACCAAAATAAAGGTGTCCATCTCCGACAACACCTGGCTGGTACTAACACGCCGGACCCTAACCCGAAATCCGCATATATCTCCATTGGGAATATACAGAGCGTGATTCCCCGAGTCAATCATGGTATCATAGTCTGCGGCTCCTGATGCGGATACATAAACCCCGATATTAGCCTCTCCCGATGATGCTGTTCTGGATACCTCAAAGCGAGCTGGGCCGCGCGCGGCGTCACCAAGTGTACTCGGGAAAACGTTGTTGCCAATATACGCCTTGGCATAAACATCTGCAAAACGGATCAGATTCGGAGACAACTGTAACGATGATCCTTCTTCTGTGCCTGTCAGGGCGGATGTAGAAATTGTAAATGGGCCAATTGTTCCGGTTTGAGCAGTAATCTTGCCCGTAATTTCTGCGCTGGCGCTTACAAAGTGTCCGTCGGCGTATAGCCTCGTTTTGGCGCTATTATAACCCGTGATACTGCTCATGCCCATAGCTATCATGCAGATACCATGTATTGGATCGGAAAAATTGGACGACCCGTTTATGAATCCCGTGATTTGCGTTCCTGCGTCATTCTTTACGGCGAGAGTTTGGGCTATTACTGCGCCGTCTACCTCCATAGATGTTCCTTTTGGAAATAAATTTTTGAGGTAGTCTATGTCGGTCGTAATGCCGTCAACCTTGCTTTGTGCAACGGCGTCGGCTATAAGGTTAGCGAAACGGCTTACCTCTGTGTCATAGGCGGCGAAATAACCATTATAGGAAGCTCGCTGTTCGGTAGTGAGGGTTGTATCCGTATCGTTATTCACGGCAACGGCCCCCGTGAGGAAATTTACAAGGTTCTGATAGGCTGCGTTCAGCGCAGATATTGACACGCCATAGGTTGTAGCGTCTTCCTCATAGGCTGCCATTTCTTTTTCTTGTTGCGCCAACGTGTTGCGCAGCGATGCCTTTTCTTCCTTCGAGATCACGTTGTCCGAGGACATCTGACGCAGGCGCATTTGCGCATCGTTCACCAACTGCCAGTCGGATGTTGATCCTGTGGCTCCTGGCAGACGATCTGCATTACACATGTAAATATCCCCCGAAGTCTTGATCCAAAGGTCGTTGATCGAATAAGGGATATTAGGCGTAGCATCACCGTAGTAGACCTTGTTTTTGCTATCTGCGATACCCAATGCTTCAAGGGCATTTGCTTGTGCCTCGGCGGCTCCGCTGTCGGCGATGCGCACCCATTGGTAGGTATTGTTTTCGTAGGCGAACTTGTAGCGCTCATAGGATACCTCCCCGTCGGAGTCCGTGATCTTGCGGTCGTAATAGTCGTTGATGTGACGATTACGTTCAGTATCGGTAGTCCACTCAACGGCCGGGTAGTTCGAAAGGGTAGGTATGTCAGTACCGTTGTACGAGATGATTTGTCTGTCGATCTGGTTTTGCAGGTCCGGTATAATCGACTCGTTCAGGTTATTTACAACTGTCTGTAATTCTTGCGACAGCTGGTAGGCTCCTTGCGCTGTGGTGTTGACTGCCGTCTGAATATACTTCTGTGCCTCCTCGATACGGGTAGTGTAGGTACTATATGCAGCGTTGAATAGTTGATATTTGGCATCTACATCGGTCTTCTCGCCCGCTGTGGCAATACCATCCGCAGATGCTGTGGATATTGACGCCAGCAGATTAGCTACGGCTGTGTCAAGAGTGCTTTTTGCGGCATGGAGGTTCGATTTTGCCGTGCCTCCGAGCAGCGAGTTTTCATAAACAACCGTATACGACGCATCGATAGCATCTTTTGTTTCCGTTACGGAATTGATATATTTTTCGATGGAGGCTGCTTCTGCCCGATCAATAATTCCGTCGGCAAAGGCTTCATCGGTGAAGTTTTTAAGCGAATCGACAGTATTGGAGGTTTCGTTTGCCGTTTTATCGATCTGATCGATGTCGTATTCCTTTTTAAACGCCCCCGTTTCAGGATCGTAAACTGCGCCGATCTTCAACCCTTGACTGGGGTTAAAAGCCAATCCTATTCCGGTTTCTCCCGAGGCCATCAGCAGCGACCTCGTCTTCGTGTCGATGATGAATGTTTCATCCAGGCTACTCAAGAGTCCCTGCATGTAGATATTGTCCAGATAAGCCGAATATCCCGACATTTGAAGTCCAAATACCGCGAGATTCGAGAGATCACCGAACTGGGCAGCAATGTTATCCGCTGTGAACTCCCAATCGGAAACACCACGCAGATAACGCTGGTAGGAGCGTGTCGAGTACCGGGATGTACGGCGCGAGGCGTCCGTAAAGGACCCATAGGCCACGAATGTCATGGCCACCATCGGGTTTACCTGTTCGGTAAATGTCGCTGATCGAGGTCGCAATTCATATTTGAATTGTTCGTTGTGGTCACCAATAACCTCCGTGATGCGGAAATAGGCCGTCGCAAAGCCAGCAAAAGTCCGGTTGCCACGACTGTCGTCGGCGTCTGCGGTGGCATTTTCTGACGTTTTTATACTATGGAATATGCCCATACATATATCGCCAGCCTTTACGGCTCCGATCTCTCCTTCTTCGAGCCTCAATGATACGAGCCTTTGGTCGGTATCGACAGACGCAATCACTCCGCCGCCGGGAGCGCTCCAATCATCGCCTACGGATATTTCAACTCGGTTGTAGTTCAATTCGGGCACCTCCATGAATCGACGAAGCTTCAGGCTATCCAGCTCGGCGTTCCCTTTATTGTCAATAAGGCCACCGATGCCGGTCATGCCGCCTGCAAAGTCCCCGAATTGCGCTCCGGCGTTGAACGTCATTCGACCTTTGAAGGTGTCGGCAGTCTGCTTGTTGGCAAACTCCCACATTGCCCTGCGTGCCGAATAGGCATTGGCGTCTGTGGGAGATGTGCCATCGTAGCGCGTGATAAGGTATATCGAGGCTCCGCTTCCGGTGACGCCGATACGCTGGGAATAAAGGGTCGCTTTTACATCCGATTCGATGCTTCCGATGCGTGAGTAGGGAGTATTGTCGCCGACCGTATAAGTGGCGATATATTCGTTGTATAGCTTCTTTTGATAACCCTGTATTCGGGATAACCTGCCGTTCTCTCCAAATTGCGGGCCTACGAGCAATACTGCTTGCCCGGCCTCGTAGTTTTTGTCGTTGTTTTGGCAATATACCGGGTTGGTGTCGCAGTCGTAGACATCGGTGTCGTTGCTATGCTTTGCGGCATACGAAATTCCGGCGGCCAAAAGTTCCTCCTCGGCCTCTTCGATGCGCTGCTGGGGGAGTTTTACGCCTGTAAGTACGAAAGTGTCAGGCCCTCGATCATCGTCTTTCCCTCGGGGGCGTAAGTTTTCGTTAGGGATTATTTGCTGACTTTCGCCAGATGTTTCTACTTGAGCAATAATCTCAAACTTCTTATTGAAGCCATCTTCGGGCTTCCAAGTAGCGGGATCAATGTTATTGCCATCGTCGTCTATTAAGGCGAGTTCGAAATCCCACCCCATTAAATCACCGCTCGTAAAATGAGCACCGATAGTTTCACCTTCGATTACATCAGAAGGCACGAATGGAGTATCTGGACACACCATCACGTAGGCCTTGTCTGTTTGCCCTTCTATGATCTCACGATCAATGGTTTCTACGGAAGATACCGTCTCGGTATTCTTGGGGTAGATGTCGTCGAAGAATACAACTTGCTCGACAATATCCCGCCCAGGGAGATCGGAAATGGCGTCGATATACTCCTGCCCGTTCGGTAGCCGAAGTCTGATCTCGGAAACATGGTTGGTTGTTCCTCCCTGCTCGGCTTGCCCGTAGTCACTCGTAAGGTTGCGCGTGGAGCCAAATACATAGAACCGGGTGCCATAACTCGAATCGTCGCCTTTCTTGGCAGGAATGGATACTACCACATCTCCGCGCTTAAAAATTTCCGGAGTGCCTAATTCCAGTTTCCCGAAATTGAGCGTTACCACGCCTCCGTTCTCTTCTGTCCACCATTCGACCTCGAAAGTCTCGGCGATGGTATTGAGGGCGTCCCAGCATTTGTCACCATTGAACGACACGAGTTTAGCCGCTTCGGGGTTTTCCACGGCCACCGTTCCTAACTGCCAACTCTCCGTGCCGAGCGATTTATTCATGTTGGCAACGATGAGCGCACCGAAAGAGGCCAGGTCTGTCGTATTGTGGAAAACGGCCTCGGGATTCTGTCCTCCAAGCCAGAAACACACGAACCGTTTCATGTGATTTTGCTGGGCCTGGAATTGGAGGGTATATTTGTAGCCGCCCGTGTTGTTGTCGAACTCGGGCCGCACGTTGGACATGATCTCGAACTTGCGGTTTTTATAAACGATATACGATCCGCGTGGGAAGTTTATCAAGGTGTCCCAGGCGAAAGGCAACTCGATATAATAGTCGCCCATCAAAACGAACTTGATAATGGCTTCCCGGGTTATAGGGGCTTCTATGATTGCTGCGTCTGCGGGGCTGTATATAATCATTTTGTTGGCATCTGATCCAGGTACAGGACAAAGGAGCCAACTCTCGGCACATTATACAAGAACTTTCGCGAGAAAAATTATACAAAAACGCCCCGGTCTTTTGACCAGGGCAATAGCGGGTTGCTTTCATCCGTATTTTAAGGTTTAAGCCATGAACTTTGCGGCTTAACGATTAGACGAGCGTTGTTATATGCCATCTTCAATGTTAAGCATGTGCGCGCTGTATAGGTATTATTCCCTATTTTATGCGTGGCCAAAGCTAAATCCGGATTGGGTGATCCAGGGGTAAGACATAAGGGCAGAAGAAGTTGAATTTTCCCCTCATAGAATTGGGGAACCGCTATTTTATAATTAGACCTGGCCTTTTTTTGAGCTTCATTGATCGCACCGACAAGCCTTCGGCACATTTCATCCGCACTTAACCCTTGCATGTGTGAGGGAAATCTGTCCATGTTGTCTGCAATGATATGGTCTATTTGAGGGACTACCCTGCATTGAGGATTGAAAATCAAGTCCTCTGGTTTTTGGAAAAAGTCCGCAATATCTGGAATGTTGTCTCCGAATCTGCTTATCAGCTGAATGTCGCTTTCTCTTACAAAGGCTTTGAAAACATAAGGGGCAAAACCTTGTTCGGCCGCATCCGGCCTATTATTTCGTTCGGCGAGAGCAAATATGCTTTCCAGATTTGTAGTCACAAGCCCCGTGTTAAAACACGCGAAAGAGTTGTTCGACGAGAATGCTATTTTATTTTCAGATTGAACCTTACGAAAGGTATGCTCAATATAGCTTTTTAAAATAGAGTATTTGGCTTCCTGTGCATCGGAGAAGTCCCACGGTTCCGGATCTGCAATATTATTTGCAAGATATTCTATAGAGGCTTCATAGTTGGGAAACCAGCAGAAATCAAAAAGGGCAGAATGAAATTTTTTCACAAACGTAAGTTTTTATGTTAGTAAATAAATAAAAAAGACCATCATGCAATATATGACGGTCTTATTGTATCTTTTATGTTTGATATTCGTAGTTACGGATAGACCCGTACGTCTATATTTCATTGTTGGCGCAAATATAGCACTCGTTTTGTCGAAGTGCAAATTTTTTGCTAACTTTTTTAGTTGCACATTGAAAACGTAGTCGAATACACGTTTATTGTAACAACGTATAAAAACGCCCCGCATTCCTGCGAGGCGCGCGAATTGATGCCTGCGTTCCTGTATTGACGCTATTCGGCATAAATAATTATCGCATCCCCTTCCTTTATATTGATCTCGTAGGCTCGATTCGGCGCCGGGGTCTTGTAGCCGATGATGTCCACGAGGTCATCCGACCAGGTGAGCTCCGTGGCCGTAGCTCCCGATGTGAAGAAGATCGCCGAAGTCCGGGCCGACTTCTCCACGGTCCCGATCTTGAGCGAGGTCAGCTCCCCGCAGATGTATTTGTGATTGCCTTCGACGTTGATCGTGACATCCGCACCTTCGACATTGACAACGACGGGCTTATCTTCCTTTTCCGGGATTCTCGCATGCGCTTCGGTCAGTATTTCATCGATTTCAGTACCTGTGTATGTGCTGTTGTAGTATCCGGCAGGCGCATTACTACCGTCGGTTGCGACTGCGAGCGTATTGGTCGCATTAGAAGTTTCTGTCGAATTAATGTTTTGCGTCATTATGTTTGGCTATTTTGTTTGTGAGTTAAATTCCATTATAACGGCAACGTTGTTTTCTATATTGATCTCATAAGTCATGTTGGGGGCCGGAACCCAGTACCCAATGCGATTCAGGTCTTGGGGTACCACCAATTCCGTCGCCGTGGCTCCAGACGTAAACCTGATAGACGATTCTGTCGCCGACTTCTCCACAGATTTGATGGTCAGCGAATCCAATGTCCCGTATGTGTAGTCATGTCCGGCTTTCACGTCCAGAACTACCGTCGAATCCGATATGCTCTCATAGATGGTTTTATCCTTTTTCTTTGGCAAAAGGGTCTTGATGTCTGTAAGGAGATTGTCCATTTCTCCACCCAGGTACTCCATCTTGTATTGCGAGGAGAGGTAGAATATATCGTCATCGGAGGTAACTAATACAAGGTCGTCTGACGTTATAAGAGGACCGGCACCTTCGGGAATTCGATAGGTAGGGTTGGGCTCGTTGAATTTTACGGCTATCTTACAAGCATTCAGACGGTAATTCTCGAACTGCGTACTATTGCTGTATAGAAGATGAAAATACCAGTTTAAGTCTGGGATATATAGTACGACTTTGCCTTTTTGCAATTCAGAAATGAATGCTTTGTAGTTCGACAGGAATGCGCTTTTGCTTTCTCCTTTGATCAGGAAGATAAGGGTCACGTCGCGCTCGCTGACAACCGGATTGTTGACAAGGACATCCGTGCCGGGTTTTGTCGGATCGTCGTTCTTCACGAAATCTTTCAAAGGCGGAGGTGTAAGCAGTGCGGTGTAAGCGCCGGCCAGCAATGTAACTCCAATGGATTGGAGCGGTATTCTGTTGATCGTGATGTCGCTATTTGCCATATCAAAGGTTGTCTAACTTTCTGTTCATGGAGGTCAGGGTGCTGCTCATCTCGGGGAGGACTTTTGTAAAGGTCCGGATGTCGGCGACATTCCCGTTGAGCTGGATCATAATGTCCCGGATGTCGATGCTTGTATTCCGTGTTTCCATGTTGATAGATCGGAGCATATCCATTCCGGAGACAAGGATATTCATTTTGCCTTGCATATCGGTAAATCGTCCGTTGAGCTCGTCGCCGGTATCTTGGGACATAGCTTGGAAGCCACGGGAGGTGGCGGTTTGGCCGGAGGTGCTACCTTCTGGGATTAAATTATCCAAAATGTCATCTGGGAGCGCCTCAATTATATTTTGAAACAAGTCGCCTAAATCATTTAAATCAGATTTAAAATCTCCCATTGATGCGATGATCTGATCCATGATTGTTTTTTCATCAAACGTGCCATCTCCAAACCATCGTTTTTTGTATTCATCAAATATATCCCCTAATGGCTCCTCTAAAAATTTGGATACCAGCATTTGTCGGACGATATTAGCAACAATATCGTCAACCTTATTGCCCCATGCTTCTGCGGCATCCTCCCCAGCAGCAAAAGCGTCGAAAAAAGCATTGCCGAGTTCTGACGCTATTTCAGCAGCACTACCGCCGATAATACTTTCAACAAGCTGGTTAATGACCTCTACGGCCTCATTGCCTAACTCCTCAATTTGGCGTTTCCAATCTTCGACTTTGCCCCTATCTGTTTTCTTTTTATCCTCTTCTTTGTTAATTTGCTCTTGAATAAGTAACTGCTGTTGAGCCAGATTAGTAAGCTGGCCTTTAGCATCTGAAAATTTAGCCGATCCCAGCGCTTTATTAGCTGAATATTCCACGCTTGCGTAGGCTTTCGCTAATTTATCAGCAGTTTTTTCTCTAATTTCGTCACCGTAAAAAGCTCGCCCCAAGATTGATGTCCATCCCTTTGTGGCTCCATGAAGTCGCAGAACCTCCTGAGTTGTTTCGGCATACAGCCTTTTTATTCTTGCAATCGATTTTTCTGTATTAGTATACAATCTTACGACATCTGAGTTATCAACCTCCCATTGCAACTGATCTATCCGTCGTTGCAAGCGGTCAATCTCATCTTGAAGTTGGTCATCGTAATTAAATAGTTTCCCTATGCTGGCTATTGCGGAGAATGCTCCTTGTATGCCTCCTATAATATTGCCCGATGCAAATCCAGATACGGCCTGGACTGTTCCACCCGCAATACCTGATATGCTGTTAATAGCTGATGTAATATTGTCGTTAGCTCCAAAAGATGATGCTACTGATGCAATCTCGTTAAGCGTACTATTTATGATGTCGAGGACATCGCTTACTCCCTCCCATGCTTCTTGCTTCTTCCCGATAGCCTCGATAGCGGCTTGATCGGCCGCCTTTTTATCAATTTCATCTTGCGTTCGTTCGTACTTTTTTTGGAGTGTTATAGCCTTTTGCTGGGCCGCCTTGTAGTCCTTAAAGCCATTTACTACGGCTGCAAATGGATTCTTTTTTGCAGCGACGTCTGTTGCTTGTTGGAGCTGATCGGTAACAGCTTTTAGATTTATCGGATCGAGATTCGCATTTTTAAGCTGCTCGTTGATGTTATCAATGATCCGTCGTATCTCTTTGCTCGAAAGCGCATCCAAGTTTTGAAACAAATTGATCCAGTCGTCGGTCTTCATCAACTCCTCCGCTTTCACTTCGCCTATTTCTTCCCGCTCACGTTTATCGATTCTGGGGATCAAATCCATTCGCTCGCTTTCGGCAGCCACTTTTCGGGCATTAGCCGCCTTTTCGCGGATTTTTGCAATTTTATCTTCGGCGGAACCATACTCATCTACTATGGCTTTTAGGCTGGCTGCAATTTCCGCTTGGTCGATCTTGACTCCAAAATCAAATGCCTGCCCCAAATTAATAGAGCCCCCTTTTAGTGCTTTTTCAACCCACTCTCGAAATTCTTGGTACTTATCCTTGATACTACGAATGCGTCGGTCTTCTTCCGATAGGGTATCTTCGGTGATCTGTTTATAGATGGAATCCAGTTCTTTGGCATATTTTAACTCTATGTCTGCTCGGCTGTTCAGTCTTTCGGTTTGGGCATTCCGTTCCCTCTCGGTAAAAATAGCCTCTCGTCCGGTCGACAACTTGACCCCCACTTTCTTCGCTCTATCCTCCTCCTCTTTGCGCTCCTTGTCAATGGCATCTAATTTGGCCTTCGTACGAGCATCAATTTCTGCTAACTCTTTGGCTTTGCCGTCTTTCATTAAAGCAATACGAGATTCTAAGAGGGCTTGATCGTTAGCAATAACCTGCTCGTTGAGTTTCTTTTGAGCGTCTGTGGTTTTCTTGGCTTGTTTTGGGTCGTATCCGATGAGGGTATTAAGTTCCTCTTCCTGCTCTTTTATTGCCTTCTGTTTCTCCTTAATAGCTTTTGCCCAGTCGAAATCGGTCTTTGCGCTTTTGGGAAGTTTATCGGCCCTGAGGTCTGCCAATTCTGATTTTAACCTTGCAAGTTTCTCGCGGGCTGCGGCTATTGTATCAGAAAGAGAGACAATGGCACTTGTTTCGGCTTCGTTTGTAGTTGTTGACACAACTCCTTCTATTCCGAAACGCTTTCGGGCCAATTCGTCAGTCTTCCGTAACTCGTCTTGTGCCTCGACGATGTTAGCGATGAATCCGGCTACTTTTCCGGAGTAAACTTCGTACTGATTGGTTAGTCCCAATGCGCCGCCGATAGTTGATTTAAAGTTCTCTAAACCACTAATTCTAAGTATACCTCCTGAATTTTGCACTACCCGCACAATGCCGCCACTTATGGCTTTTTGTAATTCTACACCATATTGTGTGCCTAATTCTTCACCGTATTTTTGAGTGAGTACTTTGAATATCTTGTTGTAGTTTTCTGTTGCTGTTTCATCGAAAGTAGCTGTCTGCTCTTGTGAAAATTTATCGTATTGTCGTGCATTATAAGACCGCATAATAGCCTCAGTCAGGCTGTTGTATTTTTGCGCAAGCGTATCCACGTTGAGTGTTTCGGCTTTTAACCCTTCGTCGTATTTGCCGAATTTCTTGATAATCTCATTCTTGACGCGATCATATTCCTCTGCCCCTTCTTTGCATGCCTGTAATTTGCCTTTGAGACGAGCCAGTTCCGACTGCTCAATAGCGGCGGAACTGGCGGCTTCAGCCATGTTATCGCTAAGTAGTTTTTGTGCATCGGCCGCTCTGTATGCTCCATTAGCGTATTTATAAGCTGCGGTTCCCAGCAAGGTTAGTACACTTAAAGCAAGCCCTAATGGATTGGCTTTAAACGCCATATTAAATAATAGCTGTGCATCTTTTGCTGCATTGATACCTTTGGCAAGGTCGAAAAATGCTTTGATACTTGATGCGGTAACGGCCGCTTTTTGCAATGCTGCCGTTACAATCAGAGCCGTCTTGTATGCCCCATAAGTAGCGACTATCGGGATAAGAATATCGAGCACTTTCTGATAGTTCTTGACGAGCGAAATAGTGCCTTTGAGAACATCCGAAATTACACCTTCCTGTGACTTGCCGATGTCGTTGAACATTGTATCAAGAGCGTCGCCAAGATTCGATATAAGGCCTGTTATCGTCTTGGATTGTTCTTGCATGAGGTTGTAAAATTTGCCGCCCTCATTGGTCATATTTTCAATAACCTTGCGAACATCTTCAAATCCGATTTTACCGTCAGAGACCATTTTGTTGATTTCTTCGGTTGTCTTGCCATACATATTAGCCAGCTCTTGCAGTACAGGGATTCCGGAACTGGTAAATTGGAGCATGTCGCGGGCGTATAGTCGCCCCTGAACGGCCGTAGTTCCATATAGATATGTCAGACGTTCGAGAGGCAACCCAAGCCCAGCGGCGACGTTGCCTAATCGGGTGAGAGTGTCTGTAATTTCTTTTGCCGCAAATCCGTATGCAAGGAGTTGTCGGGCGCCGGATGCCACCCCTTGTAAATCAAGGGGCGTTTTTGCGGCAAGATCGACCATTTCCGCCATAAGGGCGTCGGCTTTCTCTTTGTTCCCGAGTAGAGTTGTAAAGGCTACTTCCAGTTGTTGAAACTCTCCGCGGGTTAGCGCAATTTGCCTGATAAGTCCGGTCAAAGATACTGCGACACCAATTTGACCGAGAGTCGTAGCAATACGTCGCATGGCAATATCCATTCGGTCGGCATCGGTGACGACGCTCGATGTTACGGTTTTGGCCGTTTTTTGAAGTTCGCGGAATTTGCGTACGGCCTCTTCGTTATCTATGACGACTGTAAGGTTAATGCTCATAATACGACAACTGTTTTATCCTTATTGATTTTAACATTTGAGCCGCTGATGTTGATGACTTTTAACACGGCATAATTCGAAGCATCAATCGTGGCCGACGCTCCGTGCATAAGGATTATAGTGTGGATGTACTTCGTCCCTGAAGCCTTGATGAACGCTGATGTATCCCCAGCAAGACAAAGGTTCTTTCTGCTCGACAAATGGATATTGCCGGCGTCGGTATAAACTCCGCATGTGGCAGCCTCGTTTTTTATCTTTTGAAACAACTCAAGTGTGGGGAAATTTTGTTTTGCGCAGAATTCAGAGCCACGGGGAGAGAAGAGCAGTTGAGCGAGGCCCCGATAGGAAGATATATTTTTTTCCATTCCGCAAGCGCCTAATTTATGAGCTGCGTTTTTGATGCTTTCGATTCTGCTATCTTTTATCATTTCCTTCCGAATAATGCGTAAAGTGAATCCGTGTTTTTCGGGTCGCTGCCCAAGTCGATTACATCAGGCATATCCCGGGTGGCGTCAGGCGTGGATGTATTACCCGATTTGCTCTTATAATCCACCTTCATGGCGTCGGCTATCATTAATCTCGCATTGGCCCATGATATACCCCACAAGGCATAATCCATAGTCCAATGGTACCTACTCATGAAAGCGTCGATTTGTCCCCAGATGCTTCGTCCTCCGTAGTGGCTATTCGCTCCGCTGCCATCATCGGGGAAATCATTACCTGCAGCGTTTTTACCGAGCGAATAGCTTTCATAAAATCCTCATGATAGGATTGAATAACTATTGCCGATAGGATGTTTACAAGCGCTCCCGGTTGCATTGTTGGCGACCATAGGATGAGGTCCGTGCGATCTTTCAATTCATCCTCAATTTCCTGCTTTGTTCGAAGAGTTGCAATGGCGATGATCTCTGCGACCACGCGCGGTTTTTCAGAACATATCGTCCACATCCGTTTTATAGCTCCTTCCGTGTCATTGTCATCCATCGCCAGATCGAGATCGAGCAATCGTCGGCTTATAAGCGCCAGGCGCCCGAGTTGCAAGGGGTACAGATATAGCGTTTCTGTCTTACCATCTTGGGTTTCTATCTCGAAGGATTCGGGCTTCTCGGTAATTGTATCGAGCGCCCGTTGCTCTATGAATTTGTCAATCTCTTTCGTCATGGTTATACGATATTTGATCCCGCCCCGGTCTCGCTCCGTGATGCAAGTCGTGAACTTTCCGGCGGGATGGGTGGCTACAGGCTTGCTGTCTGCGCCGCTGCGGCGGTGTATGCCGGAGTGGGAATTACGTCCCACGACTTGCCGCCTCCGGCCGGCGCGAGCACCGTTGCTGAAACGCTGATTTGCAGCGGCGTGCTCTTGTTGATGTTGCCCGTGAGGGTGGCCACGTATTTGAGACGCGCGAAAACGATGGTTTTGCCCGATTTGGCGTCGAATGCAAATGCCTTTTCGCCCTCATATACTTCGCCTTCCACGGCATCCTCTCCTCCGAAATAGAATGCTTTCGTTTCATCGTCGAAGTCGGCCACGGTCCACGTGAGTTCTTTCGAACCGGTCGAGGGGTCGCGCATCGAGAAGAAAGGATCGACCTCGCCTTCACGGCGGAATTCCGTGTTTGTGGGGATGGTCCAGTTGGCCGTGATACCCCCATCATACGGCTGCGTGATCTGGACGAATGCTTTGATAAGATCATCGGCCCCGGTGTCGCCCACACCTTTGGGAAGCGGATTACCTGCCCGGCAGGATTTAAGTCCTACGACTTGAACGTCTTTTGCCATATTGATTAATACTTTATTAGTTTGACTTGAATGTTTGAAAACGAGTAAGAAATACCTTCCTCGCTGATAAGAGTTTCATCGCTCACGTCGAAATACCATCGCTCATTGGTCGGATAGCCTTCGAGGGCTTCGAATGCAATTCGCGCCAGCTCATTCAGGCGCTTGCGGTTAGGATAGCGCTGTTCCTCCTTGCCGATCGTCGGCGTCGTGTCGGGGACATAGATATTCACGTTAACCGTGGCCACCTGTAAATCGCCGATGGCGTTTGTCAGGGATGTCACTACGATAAACTCGCCTGAAGGCTTGTTAGGATAGTGGTCCGCATACATGGTTGGTACAGCCTCGGCCAATGGCGATTTTCGGATATATCCCCAAACGATGTCGAATATTTCCGTGGAAGTAAGGGTCATGGTTTAGGATTATTTAAACGTCGGGCGAACTCTGCGATGATGGAGGACTTATTGGCTATTATCGAGTCTTCAACACCTTTGAGTACCCAAAAACCTTTTTTCTCGACGTAAACGGCGTATTCCATTCCGGCCACGAGAACCAAGTAGGTTTTGTTTTTATCCAGCCCGGATATTACTTTATCCGCGTACTTTTGACCCTTTGTCAGCGCCTCTTCCGGATTTCCCTCCTTGTCTTTGGAGGGAATGCCAGCCGGGAATGCTCCCATGACTATCTGACCATGCTGCACAACGGCATACCCGATAGAGTTACGAAGATTGGCGGTATGGTCTTTGTATGGGCCATTCTCCCGTGCGTATTTCAGCCATTCCTCGCCTTTCTCGGTGAGAAATTCGACCGCTTTCCGATCATACTCTTCCTTTGCCTCCTTGAAGGCTCGGTTGAGTTCTTGGGGATTTGTCCATTTTAGAGCCATAGCTTCGTGTCTTCGTATCGTTGTCCGCTTTTGTAGAACCCTTGCACGGGATATGACGCCGTGTCTTTTTCCTTCGGCCTCTCATCGGTGTGCGGTGTCTGGTCGAATATATTGAACCCTCGACCATCGAAGATGCGCACCTTTGTTCCGATAGGGATAGGTTGTGTATTTGCCGGCATCACAACCTCGAAAGAGTACAGGAATGCTTCGCCATTCAATCCCTTGACTTGTCGCGCTTGTCCGTTTTGGCGGGCGTTGCATTTGCTGACGACTTGCCATTTGTGCGGGCCTTCGGTCCAAGAGCCATCGGGGTTCAGCGTGCCTTCCTCTTCGCACCACATTTCGAGTGTATGGGGGTAGCGAATCATATGTCCAGAAAAAATATTTGCGGTGCAGGATCGAACTCGTCAGCAATATCGGTCAAGCCATTATCCTTTGCGAGAGCATAAATGCGCCGGGTTAGTTTCTCGGTATCATACCCGAGAGAATATCCGCCATTACCCTCGGAGTCAAGGACGATGAGCTGCTTCAACACATCTATCGCGGCCTTTATGACAGGAATCTTATTCTCGGGAACATATTTGCCATCAACCGGGAGCGACGCGTCTTCGCATGCAATATTGATGAGGTTATCGTCAACATTGTATGGATACAGTCGAGCCGATATTGCTTCGAAGTTCGTCATGGCCAGAACGGGTTAGGCATTCATCGTAGAGAGATCGAAGATGGCGATTTTGTTGGGAGCCGTGAAGTTGGGAATCCATTCGGCTCCGTACTCCATGAAACGGCCTTCGTCGGTTCGCCAGTTCGAGGTCCACATGCCGCCCTCCAGTCGCGTATATGCTTTGCCCGGCACAGGATCGGAGATTTCATAGGGCTCATGCCACATCATCTTGCCGATCTTGTCCTGCGGTAGCAGCGTAATGCGGTCGTCCTTGAATACCTGCCTGTTGGACCCGTCGTCCGTGGCCACCATATCGTCGACGATACGGATGGGCGGCAATCCGATGCCCGCGAACACCTGATTGGCCATCGCGTCGGTAATAAGGCCGCCAGCCAGAGCGACCTGCGACCCGCTGAGGATCATTTTGTAGGTCCCCTGAAACTCCTTCGCCCCGACGATGTTCTTGGTGAACGTCGAGCGAGACATCTCCATTACGGAGAAGCGACCCATCGTCGGGCGCAGATTCTCGATCTGGGTTTTCAGATAGGTGATGAAGTTGTCTTTGTCGCCGGTCGTAGGCGCGATCTTCCTTACCGGAAGTTCCATATCGAGCAGGGCGATACCTTGCGGGTTGTCTGCGAGCGTTACCGAAGCTTTGCCATCCGAGCGGAGGTCGCCGACCACGATGTCCATGCGTTTGTGCGGCGCGAGGCGCAGCTGTCGCACGTCGTCTACGATGTAATCGATGATTGCGTTCATTGCGGCGACCTGATCGGCGGGACGAGCCGCGTTGAATTTGTCGATGAGCGACTTGATCGTGTCCAGACGGTCGTTATCCATCTGGTAGCGGTCGCCCAGGTATGCGACCTCCCCATAACCCCTCCCGAGCGATTTGCGTTCGCGCAGAGGTTTGTTGGAATTGCGGTCGATAATCGAGCCGGCAGTAACACCGGTGACGGTTCCGAGGTAGGCCTTGAAAACTCGGGACTTGGTTTCCTCAAAGTCGAGATAGCGTTTCCAGAAAATCTCGTCATCGCGGGTCACCATCGAACGGTCAATGACTGCCTTGAAGACTTCGGTATTGTTGAAAAGGGTTTCGAGTGTCAGTTTCATTGTCTTCGTGGTTTAAATGGTGAAGAGGAATCGAGACGTGAGGGTCTCCTTGTCTTTGTCCGAGATCGGAACATAGAGCTTCGATTCCCGAACTTCGTAAGCTCGGCCAATGGCGGTGACCGTTGCGCCCGGCTCCACCTTCGTTACGGCGTAATTGAGAAAGTTGGCCGTAGCCTTCGGCGTTGTCCCATCCGCCGCCGTTGCCTCGAAGAGAACATCCCCCGCTTCCGGAGTGAGATTAGCGGCGCTCATCGTGAGCTCGTCGTAGTTGGCATTGGCGGTACTGATGCTCGAAACGGTTGCGCCGCTCGTGCCGTCGCCCAGGTGCATGCCCTTATAGACAAGCGATCCTTTGGCGATCTTGATCTTCGTGCCGGTAGACACCTTTTCGATTACTTTCACGTTCTTCACGGCGGATGCTTTGCGCGTCGTCAGATCGACATGCAGAGGCGTAAGAGGCATCAGCCTTGTCCCGGCCGGGATATTGGCATCCTCGAAGTTGAAACCGCCGGAGAGCCGATACACCGTGTCGAAGCGGCACAGTTCTTTCAGCACGTCTTCCGGATTCAGGTCATAATGAAATCCTGCTGGCATTGTTTACTTAGTTTGAGATTTGACAATTTGTTCTGTCCCCGTGGCGATCAGTTTGGCGATGTCGCTCCCGTTGTCGGAGATACCGCCACCCTGGGTCGGGGGTTCGGAGAATTCGAAGCCCGCGTCGATCATGTCCTGCTTTACGCTCTTGAAATACTCGTCAAGGTCGGCGTCTTGGCCGATAGACAGTTTCGATACGATTTTTTCGGAGATTCCGAATTCTTTGGCCTTTGCTACGATGTCGGCGCTTCGTTGTGCGGCCTGCTGTCTTTGCTGCGCGGCGGCAGCCTGTTCCTCGCGGATGGTTTTCAGCAGATCAGCTTTGAATGCCTCGGCGTCAAAGGACTTCTCGGGTTCATTTTTGGGCTGGCTGCCCCCATTGCCAGGTGCCGCGTTTTTAGCTTCTGCTTTGGCTTTCTCAACAGCCGACGTTACACGGCTGTCGATCTCGGCCTGCATTGCCGAAAGAGCTGACTTCTGCCCCTCGACGATAGCGCCAAGGTTCTCGTCGTTAACCAATCCGGTTGCGGCCAGCGACTCGGCCACCCCCTCGATCGCTTTTGCGCTAAACCCCAGGTTGCTGAACTTGGTTTTCAGCGCGGAAAAGATTTTTTCTTTCATGTTTTTTCGTACTATACGGTTTTGAATGTTGCATCACATCCGGGCATAAAAAAAGGTCCGCCGGTACATACCAGCAGACCTACTAACCAACAACTATGTTCTTTCGTCGGTGTCAGTAGACTGCATCGTCACAGCCTTTCGACACAAAGGAGCCAACTCTCGGCACATTGTGCAAATATTTTGCATGAAAAAATTCAATAAAAAGGCGGGGATTTCTTTGAAAACTCAGGCGATTTCGTTGCCTTCGTGCGCCGGCAAGGAGAAACATTCACATTTGACAGCGAAAAGGCGCTGATCGACTATGCGGACGCGCTGAAAGAGAAGGAATAACCCGGAATATGCGTCCGCAAAAATGAAGACGAGGAGTGGGAAAAGTCCATTCCTCGTCTTTTTTCTTGGATATTTCAATATGGAATTGTAAATTTGATCTACTAACCAACAATTACTATCATGGATTTTAAAGACCAGCTACTATTGCTTGCAGAGCGAGTTGGCAAACTCAAGGACAACGTTAAAACCGAGGAGGCCACAAAGACTTCTTTTATTTTACCCTTCCTTCAAGCATTGGGATATGATATATTTAATCCATCCGAAGTAACTCCCGAATGCGATTGCGATTATGGTACAAAGAAGGGTGAAAAGATAGATTATACCGTCAGTTTGAACGACGAACCTATTATGCTTATTGAGTGCAAGCATTGGTCTGCTGATCTCGATAAGCATAAGGCCCAATTATTTAGATACTATCACGTATCGAAAGCCAAATTTGGCGTATTGACAAATGGTATTGTTTATAAGTTTTTCGCGGACTTGGAAACACCCAACAAAATGGACGACAAACCATTCTTTGAAATTAATCTACTTGATTTACGGGATAGCCACATTGATAAATTAAAGGAATTTTGCCACGATCAATATGACATAAATCGCATATTAAATTCGGCTACCGAATTGAAATATGTCAACGCTATAAAGGCATATATAGCTGCCCAAAGCGTCGATCCTTCGGAAGAATTCGCCAAGTTTATTACAAAACAAGTGTATGATGGCATTGTTACAAAAAGTGTAATGGATGAATTTACGCCGATGGTGAAACGGGCGTTTCAGTTATTTACCAATGACTATGTAAATAATCGGCTCAAATCAGCCATTACGCCGGAGGTTCCTGCTGTTGATATTCCCGATGAAAGCGAGGGGTCTGAGGCAGAAGAATCAAAGATTGTTACGACAGAAGAAGAATTGCAAGGTTTTTATATTGTGCGAGCAATACTTTGCAATACCGTGGACTTAAACCGAGTGGTTGATCGGGATGCGCAAAGCTATTTCGCCATTTTGTTCGATAACAACAATCGCAAGCCGATATGTCGTCTGCATTTCAACGGTGGGAAAAAGTATGTCGAGACCTTTGATGAAAATAAGGTAGGCACTAAGCATCTTATTTCATCACTTAATGATATTTATCAATTATCAGATACCATTATTCAGACTGTTGGATATTATCAGAAAGACAAAGCATAAACCGTACTACGAGAATACGATGACGTTAAAAAGCCGAGGCGAAAGCCCCGGCTTTATTGTTATTTCATTCTTTTATGAATGTAACGCTTCCAATTTTAAAAGACTGATCAGATATTATGATAATATCTCGTTTGTTCTCATTATTGATTATTTCCCCATTTTCTATATTATAAGGATAAAATGAAATGGTTGGTTGTGCGCCTGCGTAAACCACTTTTACAGAATAATAACAGTCTTTTGTGCTTTCTAATAGATGATCGTTAAAATATTTAACAACAACGGCTGTTCCATGAGCATCAATTTTACCATCCAAGATTGATACAACCTCTTTGGCTGATTGATATGGGCTAAATGTTATTTCTTCGGTTTCAGTGGTATTAGTTACAGAACTATAGAGCGATCCAACGAATTTTCCACTTAAAATACGAGTCACTGCATATATTTCCTTTTCGGTGTTTGAAGTATGATCAGTATCTTTAGAGCATGATAACAAAGTACAAATCAATACCAATGTGGGCAAAATATTTTTCATGACGTATCTATTTAAGTTTCACGGCGAATCCAGAGGCAGTATATCCGTTGGGCGTTGCTTTTATATGGAAATTGAGCAATGCATTAGCCCCAAGCGATTTCGCCTCTTTTACTATTTCAGCAACCATGTATTCATGGGTAGGGCTGTAGATGTTTTCCCACGGGTTCCGGGCTTTTTCGTTGGTATATCCATCCTTTCTACCCTTAACAAATTCGATGGATAAATCCCCGATAGACTCATAAGTGAAACCCGACGAGGATGGTGTGATAGTGAACCCTTCGGCGGAATAGGCTCGATAATCGGCCAAATAGACGGTTTGCGAATACTTTTGAATTGAGCAACTGCTGAAAATGCAGCATGCAGCAACCAGAGATAAAAATCTTTTCATAATATAAAATTGTGTTGGTTAGTGTCGCAAAGTTACGAAATCCCCCCCCCGTGCAAATATTCACAAGATAAATTACCATTAAATATACAAAAATTCTGAAAAATGAGCATAGCTTGGGCCTAAAATAAAGCAAAAGACCGAGGATTATTCCCCGGTCTTCTTATCCCCAATGTCCGCGAAAGCCTTGTTTTCGGCGATCCAGTAGGGTAGCGTGTCCTTCTTTTGGGCCCGCTTGATGCGATCCTCGTTTTCGGTCAGCCATTTGGTGAATCCTTTGGGCGGTTCTGTCACCTCATTGTCGGCATCCTCCCACCAATCCTTTCCTGTGCCTTCATTGGCGATGATGGGGACGGCATAACAACGACAATTAGGATGCCATCCGATGAATTTGAATGACTTTGGGTACTTGCCCTCTATAGCGTCGCATATCTCCAACGGTGCACGTCCTTTTTTGAAGCGCGGGTACCAATCCTTTGCCAGCCACGCCGCGTGTGTCTTGGAGGTTTTGACCTCAATGCCGACAATGAAATCGAGTTGTTGCCAGCGCACGCTGTCGCACTCCCGGTATGCGGAATTTATCTCGGTGCGTGCCATTCTCATTGCATTCTGGTAAGAGGACCGGTATACGCCTTGCCCTGGATGATATACCCTTGCTGCTTTCGATGGCTTGAGTTCGCCGAATATATCCCGGACCCGCCGGAACAGTTTGTCGGGTTCGTTCAGAAAGGATCGCACGTCCCGGCTGATAGCCGCCGCGCTGCGGCCTTCGCTAATGCCCACAGACAACGAGAGCTCAATGTGCTGCTGCAACTGCTTCGAATAGTTCCATACGCGATCAGAAAGGGTATGCCCGTATGACTTACGACGCTTGAATGCTTCGAGGGCTTCAAGGTTGTGAAGCATCCATCCTCTTTTCGGGTCTGAAAATAGGGCTTTAACCCACGAATCAGTCTTATCATTGGCAAAGGTCCATTCGGCGGCTACCCCTGCAACTACAATACTCTTGAGTTTATAGCTGAAAGTCGATATTGCCTCTTCGGCCTGTTTCTGTTTGGCTTTGTTTTGCGAAAATGCAAATATTTTGCCTCCCGATGGGTCGTAATTATAGCCAACGCCCAACCGGATCAATTCAGCAATAGCGGCATTGTACAGGGCATCTATTTCGGCGAGGTATTGCTCGACGTGTTTGCGATGCTGCTGCTCCCATTTGGCGCTATTGAGATTTATCCTCGGCATTTCTGTTCAAATAGTTTGATATTCTTCCGGCTAAAACACCAGAAAATCCGTTGAAATTGTTCTAAAGGTTAGAATGTGGGTTCAAAAGCATTGTTTGCCGACCTGGCCGTCTGTTCCTCCTGAATCTCCTTGATCTCATCGTCCACCTCATCGGTGATCCCCGCCATCATTACGCCGGTTTTGAGCGAGGCGACAGGCTGCCCGCAAGCTTCCGTGGCGATTTTGACCTTCTCGGCGATGTCCTCGATAGTATAAGGCTGTATCTCTGTTTCGATGTCGATGGTCTGGGCGGCTTTTTGGTATTCTGCATTTAACGATCCGACCGCGGACACGAGAAAATTATATCGCCGCTGTATATGCTCACCGATCACCTCGGCGTGGTTGTCGATAGCCAAGTCCGTGCCCATGAACAGGAATCTGAAGGCCCGACCGGAAGGAACGTCGCCTAATCCTTTCAAAGAATCGAGTGATAGCTGGGGCGTATTGGTCAGCTGATAGGCCTTACTCCAAAGCCCCTCCAGTTCCAAGCGCACGGCATCGCTCGCCTGATCCCAATTCAGATAGTATACCTTGCCCCCATTGGTGATCTTGATGAGGCGATTTTTGCCCGACTGCTGCGGGGTCCCGTGTATATCGCCCTCAAGGATTAGATAGGGGAAGAAGCATCTGTCTATGCAATCCGCGAAGTTGGACATGAGCCGTTCCAAGCGGTCACGAATGGGCCTGATGTTGTGGCAAAGCGGCTTCGACCGCCACGAATATATCGTGGGGTTTTTGCTGAACATATGTTTGAATTCGCTGACTTTTACCCAATCTGTTTCCATGCGCCATTTATAGACCTTATCGTCGGTTACGGTCATAAAATAGACCGTCTCTGTGCCGTCGGCCTCTTTCACCGAGTATTCGCGGCTCAATGCGATATAATCACCCTTGTCGTCGAAAAGCGGATACAACTTGTCGCCCCGAAATGGCGACCATATAGCGCACCGGAGATTAAATTGTGGCACCACGGTTCCTCCGAACGTCTTTTTGACTTGTTCGAGTATTTTCCGCCAGAACCCCTCGTCTTTGACGACATACCAATATTCAGCCACCTCGGTTTCGGACAACCATGAGCGGACGATGCGCTTATTGTTGTAGCGCATTTTATTCTTCCGGCTTATGCTGTTTATAATAGACAACAGTGCCTTTTCCTGATCGTTGTTGGGGCGACAATTCACTTTAGGGTCATTGCCTACGGCCCAGGCTGTGTGTATGTTCGTAATATCCTGTTCTAATGGCAAGGCAATGCGATTTGTCGGGTTGGTGTCGTCCTTCTTATACTGTGGAGGGATGACTTTCCCGGTGTTGGAGTCCACGCGCGCCTCTTCGACGATGACTTTGTTGTCCGGCCTTATTTCCGGGTCCATAATATCATGTTTGTCCGGGTCCCAATCTTTATACAAGGCTTGGGCGTCCGGAAGCGGAGTGCGGCGATATTTGAGGTAGTATATCTTTTCTGCTTCGGAGGGCAGGGCGAGTATTTCTTGTAGGGTTTTCATATCGTTGATTTAAAAATATCCTTCGTAGTTTTTGATCTGCTTTATCTTGCCGAGAATCATTCCCAAGACGTAGTATCGCACGGCATCTATAAGGTGATCGGCTTGTCCGTCTTTGGGCGCGTTGATAGGGCGGCCGTTTTTATCTTCGTCCCACACATAGTTGCGAAACTCCATAAGCATATTGTAGGATCGTTCGGTGACGTATATTTCCATTTCAAGCATTTTTTCGATGCCTGCAATAATGGATTTGCCGCTCTTATCAACCGGGTATATCGCTATTCCGGCGTTCCCTATCTCATCAACCAATCGGGGGTCTGCGGACTCCGACATGACCTTCAAATCGGGGTATTTTTTGAGTTCGTAAATAATCTCATTGGTGAGCATATGTGTTTTGTAGCACAACTCATCAATATACAAGGCGTCGCCTATGGTGCCGCATTTGGCTATTGCCGTTGGATCATTAGAGTAGCCGAAGTCTTGACATAGCGCGACTCTTTCGCACCATTGCGGGAACTCCTTAATTGTGTTTATTTTCTTGAATATCGCACCTTCAGCAACGTCTACCCATTTGCCCATTACGATATGCGCATATTTATCGGGATTATCCCGTTTCATTCGCTCTACTTCGCGTATGAATTCTTCGGAAAGGTTGTCGAGATTATCGAGATAGGTAGTATGTATATGAAGCACATTCGGATGTGTGCTTATTTGGACATCTACGCCGTCGAAATTGACGAGTTTATGGGTTTTATCAATGTATTTCTTATATATAAAATGATTTGAATCGGTAGGGTTCATAATAATGATGACCCGGTTCTGAATTCCTTTTTGCCGAATGGAAAGTACGAGTTTATCAAAGTCTGCTTCGCTCGTCCACTCCTCGGCCTCATCGCATACAAAAGTAGTGATGCCTTGAATTGACTTTAATTTTGCAGTTTGGTTGCCCGACGATGTTTTGATGCCTCGAAACAAAACACGGCTGCCTGATACAGTATTGACAATATCAGCCTTTGTCACATCGAAGAATTCTTCTGTGCCGTCAGCTTCGATCTTTTCGAGAAATTCGGGGATAACCGAAATAGAGGCCGACGCCATAGTGTAGCGAGTGTATAGCACGACGTGCCCAGCTTCAAAGGTTAGCCGCTCTATGAATGCGCCGGCATTGAACGACTTACCCGAGCCTCGGCCCCCCGTAATCAGGATGATGAAGTGCTCAGTATCCTCGTACAACGGCAGATATATGTCCTGTGGCTGGATCATTTCTTTTGGAGGCGATCTTTGACCCACTCACGGATGTTTACCGATCCTTTTACCGCAATAGCACCTTCTATCTCTCTTTTCTCCGGAGCATTATATCCGAGCATATTGACAATACTGTCGAGGGCCTTCTGCTTGTCGTAGCAGGTGATTTTGACTTGCTCGTCGATCACCTCTTCGCCCATCGGGGTAACGCGCTTAGTCTGCTTGGTCTCTACGGACTTGATGCAGGCCTTCTCTTCTTCGGTGAGTGCTTCGAAGTCTTTGAGGGACATCCATCCGTTGCGAATGCGCGTTGCGTCGGAGAAAGCAATCTTTTGGTGTTCCCGGATGATCTGGAGAGCTGAAATCCCGGCTGCTTCGGCGAGATGGCTTTTCAGGTAGTCCAGCCTTTGTGCAACCTTTGTGTCTGCGAGAAGCTGTGATGCGTTACACCAAACAGAATTATCGCTCATGTTGGAGCAGTTGTATGCAAAGCGATACGCCTCGGATGCATTCCCGCATTCGAGGTATTTATTGCAAAACTTCTCCTGTTTGATCGTTAGCTTTTTAGCATCGGCCATGCTCGCTTTGATTCGTCATCTGGTTCAGAAGCAAAGGAGCGAACTATCGGCACATTGTGCAATAGTTTGACGAAAAATTTTCAGATTTTTTTCGTGCCGGGGTTAATGGGATGTATTGTTCAAAATGTCTGTGTTTTTCTGGGAAGAAAACCAACTTTAAAGCGGTTTATTGTTCAATATGTATAAAAAATCCCCGAGCTCGTGGCCAGGGGATCGATGGGTGTCTGGTGTTATCGCTATTTATTCATGTAGTCAATCAAATCCTGTGCAGGACATCCCATTGTTCGAAGATTGTTTTTGATAATACCTATTGGGATTGGATTTATGTGCGTCTGAAATATAATGGGACGGAGCATTCCTTTCTTGCACCATTTTTCGTGGCCGCCTTTGGTGCCAGCATATTCCCAACTTTGGAATTTCAGGAACCGACGAAAATCTGCAATGTCAATATTCGATAAAGCGCCCATTATGCACAAGGAAGCGTTATATTTTCTCGAATGGTTCTATATGCTTTATTATCGACAATATCGGCCAATTCGCTACTGCGGGCGATTAGGTCGCTCGTTTTAGGAGGTTGTCTTTTCTCCCAGCCATAGGATTCGAGCAGAGCGCTCAATGTTCCTTCCGAAATAGCGTATTTTAAAGTCTCTTCAAGCATAATCTCAAAAGACTGTCTTGCCTCTGCCTCATCGTTTCCATATCCGAGGATGTCAAGAGCTGCACAATAGGCATAATGGGTGCCGTCCTCCTCGTAGAGAATGACGGATAAACTAACGCTTATGCCCGTGCCTTTCTTCATTGGATAACGTCCGTTAAACTGTTGTGCTTTCATTGTTGAGTTGGTAGGGTTCTATGCAAATATAACATTTTCCATGCAAATAACGCGCAAAGGTAGTGAATTATTCTACACTTTGGGTATAAAACGCCCCGGCCCAAAGGCCAGGGATTGCCAGGGCTTCAAATATTATTTGCGCATTTGCTGATCCTTGACGATAAATCGAGCAGGGCGTTGCGCAATATCTCTTTCTCCGCTTCGTCGAAGTCATCCGGTTTTCCGTTATTCATGCCATCCATTTTGTGATAGAGCCAAGACCGCGATTTCCCGAAGTACTTTTCCGATATTTTGGCCCAAGATACGTCCAGCAGGATGTCCGACATCTTCTGTTTTACTGTCTCCCGATTTTGTTTTACAATGATTTCCATATTTGTCTTTTTGTGCCCTCGACCATTGGCCGAGGGCTGGTTGTTAGTCACGTTCCAATAATTCTTGTAGGATCATCTCGATATACCATTCTTGTTCTTCTTTCCCGTTGGGATAGGCTTTGTGGTAATTGCGTATGGATTCGATCAAATCCCACTCTTTTTCTGTTAGTTCAACATTCATATCGTTTGTTCCTTTTCTGTAATACAAATATAATACACTTTTGCGTATTATGCAAATTTATTGCGACCAAAATAATGAAAAACGCCCCGGCATAAGTCGGGGCGGCGTTGGGAGGGGCATTTTTCACTTTGTTCTATGGGGGAAGCCCGTATTTGTTATTTATACCTCAAAAATCCCCCCCCCTCGGCTTTTTGCGATACAATGATTTGGCTCACAATGTATTAATATATCTGAAAAGAACATTTTTCGGCCCATTGCAAAATTGCCCATTTTGAAAGGAGGGTGTTCGCCTCCTTTCGGGTGCAATCTGCACGATGAGCGCGTCACGGTTTATCCGTCAGTTCATCCTGCTTTTTTTCGACTGCACCCAACCGTCGAGAGAGGACTTCATCGTCACCCTTGGAATTCAGCTGTCGAAGCAGAGCTTTGATTTGTTCATCTTTTACAACAAGCTGCTCTTTCAGGGTGTTGATGTAGTCCGATGTGATTGGATCCATCTTCGCCTGTGTGTTTGTTGGGTTAATACTGTTGTTATCTGTTTGGGTTACCCCGGTATTCTTATTTGTTAAATAATCAATAAGCAATCGAGCATTAGGTACTGACGGCCTTGTGGACTTTGTTCTATAATTAGAGATGGTGGATGGGTGTATACCCGTCCCTTTAGCTACCTGATTATTATTTTCAGGGCTTGATATTAATAATTCAATAGCCCTATCTATCTCTATATTAGCCATAAAGCATTCTTTTTTATAGATATATCTAAAATTATAAAAATATATTATCCAAAATAAGATGTATTATATCTAATTTTAGATATATTTGCATTGTGGAATTGAACTACACCGCAAAGGTAAATAGTTATACTCCACAAAACAATGTAAAGATATATAAAAAACATTGAAACAACCAAATCCGAAAGGGCGAAATAGTGCGCCAATAGGGTTTACAAATGTTCTTTGAAAATATTTAATGACAGAAAACATGAGTACATTATTATTGCCGCCGCACGTTATGGAAAACGGGTTTGCCCGTATGTCACCAGCTCTCGTAGAAGAACTTGAAGATTGCCGCCGCCATATTTTCAATAGGTGGTGTGAGATCGAGGAGAAAAGACGAAAGATTCAAAGGGAATTAGATGCACGACAAGTTGGCAATGCGCTCCACCATCTCAACGTAACGATCAATATTAGATGTGCTGGGGATCATTCCGATGATTTTATATAATTCTACCTTATCCTCTTTTCTTAATTTGACCTCCGGTGTAACTGTTTCTAATATCGCTTTCACAAAAGAATTGCAGGTTTTGAACTCGGAAATTGTAGCAGCATGCAGTATGACTGATAAATTAAAATATATGTATCTGTATGCCGGATCATCCTTGGGTCTGACGCCTATTTCTTTACCATAGTATTCTGCAATAGACATAAATGTTGTGATTGCGTTCTTTTCAGAGTGGTAAATGACAGTTTGTTTTGCCTGCTCCACCTTCTGGATTTCCCTTTTCAAGTCTAATGCACTGAATATGTTCCATCCGATAAGAATGGTTACAAGAGCGGACAGGATGCCCACCAACACCCCTTGGTAGTCGAATGCCAGGTCGGGTGTTCGGTAGGCAGCGATGCAAAGAGCGGCGATACCGACTAACAGGGAGGCGCTGCTTATCCAAATTGCGATATGCTTACTCATGTTTTGATGTTAGGTTTTTTATGGTTTCGGAAAGGTTCTCGATGGTGCGCTGCTGGGAAGCCTCTAATGAGGCGGGTGTAGCGCCATCAGCGGCCTCGGCCTTTAGCGATGTTCCGAGTAACTTTAGAATATTATCAATTTCTGATAAGTTTTCGGAAAGACGCTTTATTGTCCGGTTTACATTTTGAGGGGCTATTCCGAGCTTTTCGGCAAAATCTCGTTTGCTTATGTCGCGCTCTCGGAGAATTTTTTCAATATCCAAAACCATATAAATCAATAATTTATATTTTTAAAATCGTTTTTAGAGTAAGAATAATCGTTAAATAATTTGTTAGTTCTCGATTTATGATTATATTTGCATTGTGATACACGGCAAAGGTATAGTTACCTGCCGATTATTAAAATGTAAAAATATACAAAAAAAACTGAAACGCCATGAAAACCTACAACAAATCGAAGATCATGAAGAACGCCTGGTATCTGAAAAAGGTACAGCCGTCGATGACTTTCTCGGCTTGCTTGAAGAAAGCATGGCGCAACGAGAAGATCGCGGTGATGACGGCGATAATCGAAAACCGCCCGATGGAGGAGCCGAAACGCGCCGCCCTCGATCCGCTCCCGCTGATAATCCCGGCTGACTACTACGGAGACAGCAGAACCTATTACGGAGACTAACACGATACGGAAATGAACGAACTAACCCAAATGTCCGATCGGCTGACGGCCTTACTCGAAGAGTAGGCGGAATGCATTAAACGGATACTTGAAATTTTTAGACAAATAATAACAATGAATCATTCACAAGAAGACATCGAGCGTTGCGCCTTTGTAAAGGGTTACAACGTCATCCGCGCCCGGAGAAAAGGCCGGGACCTCGCCAGCATTGCTATGGACGAAATCAGCCAAGCATTGAAAGAAGGCGGCTTATGCGACAAAGCGTTCCACAATCGCAAATACGGCTATGTGAACCATACGCCCACAGAACGGGAAAAGATCGAACAGATATTTACCAAATGGGGCGTATCCGATCCCTGGGGCTTGGCATAATGCTATGAAAACCGACGCTATACTGAGCAAACGCGAGCGTGAGGTAATAAACCTCGTTGTGCTGGGCTATTCGGCCCGCGAGATCGCAGAACGGATGAATGTGATCTACCAATGCGTAGCCAACCACCTTCAAAGCATCTACGACAAGACGGGGACTAAGCGGACCTTGCAGGCATTGGTTACCTGGTATTTCACGCAGAATTTCGGCATCACGCTCAACGTGTCCGAGATGACCCGACGCATCGGGGCCGCGGTTCTGCTGTGCTTGTTCTCGGTAGAGGTGTTCAATACGGATGTCGAATGTCGCAGGTTGCGCAATCCCCGCCGAAGCCGATGCTTCCGGGTAGAAGAGCTGATAGAGAACTAAACCAACAACACAACAATATGAAAACGAATTACAAAGAGGTGAAAGACAGCCTTCTGTCTTTTGGAAAGAAACATTCGGCCTGCCAACCTGAATACAAGCGTCTTTATGCGACTGAAAGTGTCGAGGCGGTTATGGCAGTCGTTAAAGATAATTTCTCATGGTGTTGTCAATTCTACGATTTTGCCGATGTTCTTTTGGCATACCGGGATCAGTTCGCCGAACATAAAATATGGATCAACACTTCTGTTGAAATTAAAGAAGGGGTTGGTTACCTGTTGACTACGGAAGGCGAATTCAACGCCCGGAGCTGGGGAACCTCGACGATCAACGCCGAGAGCCGGGAAACCTCGACGATCAACGCCGAGAGCTGGGGAACCTCGACGATCAACGCCCGGAGCCGGGGAACCTCGACGATCAACGCCGAGAGCTGGGGAACCTCGACGATCAACGCCCGGAGC